GTGCAGATCACGATTCACTCCCTGCCAATGTTCAAGCATTGTGGGATAACTCTAAGTCTCTTTATTTCAAAATCAAAGAGTTATACAATCAACTTAAAGCAATGGAGAATGCTCCGGCGTGTGATAGATACGAGTTTTTGAAGCAGTTAAAAGAGCTTGATGAAACTTATCGTGATAATTTTAGATTATATGACGGCTATGATGCGAATGTTCCACAACCATACGATGGCGAAGATTTCGAGGAAGTAGTTACCGATCCTGCTGAAGTGGCTAAAAAGGTTAGTGCTGCACGTAAGTATCTTTCTGTCAATAAGGCAAAGTTGGCTGGTTTGAGAGATTCTGATGCTGCAGCTTATGCAACATTATTGGCTAAAGTCCAGGAACGTTTTGATTATTTGGTTGGTATTGGTAATTCCATCGATGCAACTCAGATTGCTGAATTGACGACTTTAGGAGTGAAGACATCTCCTGAATTAGAGAACCATGAGGATCCAGCAGCAGAATAAGCTGGTTAACGAATTATTGAAACCGTTGTCGGATGCGCCGTTACAGGCGTATCTTGACAACCGTATTCAAATATTCGATATAATAGAAAAAATTCTATTGGAAACGGGAAAAGCGGATATATATATATCCACATTTTCCACTTCCGAAGAATTTCTAAGGCGCATTTATCGTATTAAAGAATCCGGATTGATTCATAAGGCTGTTATGCTTGCAGATTTAAAAGCCACACAGAAAACAGCTCGTTTATATTCGTTTATTCATAATGTCTTTGAGGATGTTTATCTTTCTGAGAATCACAGCAAGGTGATACTCATTCAAAATGAAAAATGGTGTGTCTCAATTTGTACAAGCCAAAATCAGACACGCGGTAATAGAACTGAGTCCGGGATAATTACGACAGATCGTATGATTTTTAAAAGATTGATGTCACAATATTCTGACATCGTGTTAAATAAGTCAATAAAGTTAGATGGATTATTCACAAGAACAGATAGATAAATTGAGTGAGATGGCAGCTTGCTTTACTCCGATTGGTGACATAGCCACTGTATTGGATGTTGACGTATATCAGCTTAAGACTGATATACGTCAGCGACAAACTACGGTTTCAAAAGCCTATTATCGGGCAAAGGTAGAGACAGCCCATCGGCTTAGACAGCAAGAGATAGAGTTGGCAAAGATTGGAAGTCCGTTAGCCGTTGAACATGCACACAGCTATTTACTTGAAATGGATTCCGATGAAGATCTTTAGACTATGCCTGTACCAGCAACTATAGACACAATTCAACAGTATCTTTTCGCAGATGTCGATAAGATGACTGAAGCAGGCGTTCCTGAAATTATACAGAAACGCCTGTTGCGCTTGCGTGATATGTATAATACTTGGCTGCAGTTTCCCCGCATGAAAGATTTGGAAATTGTCGTTGCGCTTGAAGAACGTTACGGAATTGGGAAATCGGCAGCTTATGAAGATGTTCGGATCATCAAGCGTTTGTTGGGTGATTTTAATAAGACGACCAAAGATTACGATCGGTTCCATGTAAAGCAGATGTTGGACGAATCTTTTGACAAAGCTAGAAAGATAAACGACGCCAGGGCAATGGCTCAATGCGCAAACTATTATGGCAAATATACGCAATGTGACAAAGAAGATATTCAAGACAAAGGTTATGATAAGATTGTTATGCAACCGTTCGAGCCTACAGATGATCCGTCTGTCTTGGGAATTAAGGCTATTCCTAATCTTCGTGATAAGATTAAGAATAAGATAAATCAATATTGGAGTGACGATATCCAAGATATTGAATATGAAAATGTAGAGTTTAACGAAGAGGATATATTTAAACCTAAGAAAGATGAAACAGTACCTGAATGATCCGCAACAGGAAATAATGTTTACTAGTGCGAAGGATAATGTGGTTGTAGGTGGGCGTGGAATTGGCAAAGGATTGATTCATGCCGCATGGAATCTTCGCAACTTTCAACGTATGCCTGGTAGCATTACCGGTTTTGTAGGTGCTAATTGTAAGCGTGTTTTGACTAACACGCTTCCGTCTATGTTAATACATTGGGAAAATTGGGGATATCGTCGTGGGGTGCATTGGGTAGTTGGTATCAAACCTCCTAAATCGTGGGGTTGGGGTAAGCCCATCTTTGAGCCTGATAATTATGAGAATATTATTTCTTTCTATAATGGCTCTATCGGTTATATTATCAGCCAGGATAGAACAGGTACGAGTAACTCTCACTCGTATGATGCGTTGGATATTGACGAAGCGAAGTTCATAAACTTTGAGCAGCTCAAGGATGAAACTCTTCCGGCTAATCGAGGCAATAAACAGTATTTTGGAAATCACTTTTTTCATCATGGCATGCTTATCACAAGTGATATGCCTGTGACGAAAAAAGGTTCGTGGTTCATGGAGTATAAGAAGAAATGCGATCCTGAATTAGTAAAGACGATACAGGGTTGTGTCTTTGAGGTTTGGAAGACTAAACAACGCATACGTGAGCTTCAAGTTCAAGGGCAGCCGGTTCCTGATTATCTCCATTCTTATTTGCGTACTTTGTCACGAGACTTATGTAGAATGCGTGCTGTTTGTTTACTTTACAAAGAGTATAGTAGTATATGGAATATGCAGGTGCTGGGTGAAGCCTGGGTTAATCAAATGAAGAGGGATCTACCTCCGCTTACATTCCAAACGGCTATTTTGTGTAAACGTATCGGTATAACGCTGGACGGTTTCTATTCGTCCATGCGTCCCCACCATAAGTATTCGGCCACAAACTTTACTTATGTAGATTCGTTGGAGTATAAGTTTGATAGGTTGCAAGATGAATCATGTTTGATGGATGCCGATGTAGACTCCAATGCTCCTTTGTGTATTGCTTTTGATTACAATGCCAATATCAATTGGATGATAGTCGGTCAACCTCATGACCGAGACCTTCGTGTGTTAAAGAGTTTCTATGTAAAGTATGAGCGCAAGTTGCCTGAGTTGGTTGATGACTTCTGCAAGTACTATCGTCATCATAAAGGAAAAGAGGTTATCTTCTATTATGATAGCACAGCACTTGGTAGTAACTACGCAGTGAACAAAGAAGACTTTGCTTATGTCATTGAGCATGAGTTTGAGCAAAGAGGTTGGATGGTTACGCCTGTCTATGTTGGTCACCCTATGGCTCACATGGAGAAGTATCTTCTTATCAACCGTATGTTTGAGCATAGAAGTAACCTTACTCCTATGTTCAATGAGCAGAATAATGAGGACTTGTTGATCAGTGTGCAGAGTGCCGGCGTTTATAATGGTAAGAAAGACAAGAGGGGTGAGAAGCTTGCAGAGACAGAAGATAATAAGCTTGAGGGACGAACAGATGGTTCAGATGCTTTTGATACCCTGTGCATCGGTTGTGAGAAGTTCCCACAGACGGCATTCGATGTGTGGGTTCCATCGTCTTTCTAGCATTTTTGAGGATAGTAAGAAGGTAATTACCGTGCTGATAGGAATATCGGTGCGGTATTTTTTTTGTGCTCAGTTGCAGGGTACCGCCCTGAAAGTGTTAAATCTGTTAACATATTCCGCCTAAAAACGAGGTAGGTAATTACTTTTTTGGATAGGGCGGTGGGGGGTCAACTCCGTGACATCCGCACTCTTTGTGCGGATATTGAGATCTAAACGAATGAATATCAGCCCGAAATCTATTTTATCTCCGGAAAATCGGAATTTTTCGGGCTAAAACAGGGGAGTTCCGGGCTGATAACCGTTGTTTGACGCACGTTGTGCGAGAGTTTGACTTTGTTTTATTGGAGTTGACATTTTTATATCCATTCATCACAAATTATTGTATTTCTTATTTCCATATAAGAGTTATTTAGTATATTTGTAATGTATAAAATTCTATATAACACTTATTTGGAAATTGTTGATTATGATTAAAGTAATACATGTGCATCTCATTTGGGAGAAAAAGGATTATTATTTTGGGAGCCTATCTGCCATATTTAAAGTTATTGATGAATCTCAATTAGGTATGACTAAAAATACGTTACTGCATCAAGGTATGAGTGATGGTAGTATTGTTGCTACGAAGAATGCTATTATCAAGCAATCACATCTTGTGCGTTCTTCTGGTGATTAATCTATTGATTTTGTTTGTCCCGTCTAATAATAAGCGATGGTTATGTAAGAACTTGTGATGCAGCATAAAATATTCATTGAGTTTTTGAAAAATAATTACTAAAACATTTTGAGGTTATAAATTCATAACCTATATTTGTAATAGTAATCAAGAGAAATAAGATATGCCCACAATTTTAATTTTATTCGGACTAAAGTTTAGAATATATGTTAGAGACCATGAACCGATTCATGTTCATGTTGTTAGCCAAGATGGTGAAGCAAAATTTAGGGTTAATGAAAATGAAGTGTCGTTGATGGAGAACAAAGGAATGAAACCTAAAGATTTAAAGCTGGCAGAGAGCATTTTAGAGGAAAATAAAGAATTAGTAATCAAAGAATGGATTAAGATTTATGGCGAATAAGCTGTAAATTTCCATAGAAAGGAGTCAATATGATAACAAAAAAATTATGGTTCGCAGATGATCGTATTTACATCGAAACCGACGATGAACGTACTTTGTGGCAAAGTATTTTGTATTATCAAAGACTTAAAAATGCCACTGATAAAGAGCGCAATAATTATGAGTTAGGAGCTTTTGGTATTCATTGGGATGATATTGATGAGGATGTTTCTTACGAAAGTTTTGAATACCCGAATCCTGAACCTGTAGGAATATCAAAGATATTTCTTACACATCCGGAATTGAATGCATCAGCTATTGCACGTCGTTTAGGCATGAAGCAAAGCTTGTTGGCACAATATATAAATGGAACGAAAAAACCATCTCCAAAGCGTGAAATGCTAATTGTTGATGCAATCAAACAAATTGGTGGAGAGCTTGTATCTGTATAATTCAGATCATAGTGAGTTTAATCGAACAATTTATCCCATCTGATTAAAGGGGTTGCATTTTAGCAACTCTTTTTTTATACATGTTGAATCAAATAATGCTGGACATATAATTATTAATTATAATAGGCAAAAATTTAATATAAAAATATTACTTTTGTATTAGTAATCTGTAGGCTGCACCCCTCTGATTATTAGTATAAGTAATTTTTAATAAAGGCTTATGGAGTATGTATGTGCAGGTTCAGAAACATAAGTCTTTTCTATATATATGGAAGTAAACGACATTTTAACCGTAGATAGTGATGTAAAATATTGGATGGTAAGGACACAAAATGGTACTTATTATGAAGATTATGTAAAAAATGGATTTATAGCTATTGGATATAATGATATTAAATTGAATGATTTGCGGACGTTACCGACAAGAGATGATAAGGCTCGTGCTATACTCCGTGGAAAATTATTAGATAGAGTAGATTCTTTTAAAAATAGTAAAAAAACACGTTACCCAGCTTCTCAAATCCTTAAGTTCTACAGAGAAATTCATGAAGGTGATTATATTATGGCTCCGAGTGCTGGGTCTGAAGATGTCAGTTTTGGTATTGTTAAAGGTACTACATACCAAGAAGATAGCGTATTACTTGACGGCAATTGCCCATATATCAAAAGGATCCCGGTAAAATGGATGCAGCAAAAGAAAAGGAATAAGCTTGACCCTAGTTTACAATTAGTATTTAATTCTCGCCATATCATTTCAGACATTACACCTCATGCTGAATATTTTGATAGTGTCGTCAATGATTATTATCATAAGGAT